AACCTTGGAGATTTCCTCCGCTTTGGTTTTGCTACACTCATAGAACTTGGAGAGAAAAAGAATATCTTCGCTATCTTCAACCTTCTTCATCCACTTGGAAAATCTCTTTCCCTTCTTGATGGAGTGAAAAAGATAATCATACTGCAACCTCTTGTCTAGAAAGTGATTGCAATTCATTTCGTTTGCATAGAGGATGGAATCGGGAAAGAAAGACAAACTACGATTTGCAAGAAATGGTTCGTAGTGTTTCTCGTCTTCTGGATTGTCTTCTATCAGATTCGTGTTCTTAAAGTTGATTGACTTCACAAAATCAAATGGGTTCATTACAAAGTTTCCGAATTTATCTGAGAGTTGGCACTCTTCACTGAAATTATAAAGCGAACTGGTATGTATATCCACTCTTTTTCGTCCGCATCAAAAAAGGAACGAAGAAGGAAGGAATCAAATTGACTGTTGCCTGTGTATCGGTCAATGAGTGGTGCAGAAACATAATCTTCAGTAACGCGAACAGGCTCGAAGCAAATATTTGCATTCTTGGTGTGTCCATCCACATCTTCATAATCAACACTCAATGTCTCTGGACGAATTTTCCTAAGTATATCCTCCAACCAAGTGCAAAACATATTGTCTGAAGCTCCAAGCATGTCTTGAAGAGGATTGAAAGGATTGTTTCCTTCGGGGTCGGAGAGAACTTGTTTCATCGTGGAAGCAAAGTAATCCGCTCTTTCCAAAAGAAACATCTCTCTCACTTCATCACATCTCTGCATGTATTCGTCATACTTATACTTCTTCTTCAAGTCCTCAAGAATGTTGAGAACCTTCATCATCTCTTCGTCGGACAAGGAATTTTTTGCCTTGAGGATTGAAATGACTGGATTCACCAATCCCTTGTTCTCATTCATGGAATTCCAAAAGTCAATCTTTCTTCTTGCCAGTCTTCTCTTGAAAGATTTGGCAAATTCACCCATTGAATACTCTTCATGGAGAGCATCTATTTTCTTGGTGAGATCGTTGATACTTTTGACGCTTTTTTCTAACATGTCATAATATATTTAGGATTATTTGAATTCACATTCAGCCATAATTTCAATACAACATGCCATCAAATTGATCTCCGAATCCGCACAAAAAGCAGAGCGATACTGATAATTTGCGATGCAAAGAATCGCAGCTGGAATACTTGATGGGGTCAACACTCCATAGAGATGTTCATACAATCTGCGAAAAATGACTGAAGTATCCTTGTCCGAATTTTCAGCAATCCACTTTCGCACCACACCAAAATTCTTCTTCTTCATTCCATCCACCAATGGTTTGATGTTCTCATCGCCAAAGGAGTTTGCTAGAATTCCTTCGTCGATAACACCAGACACGGAATACTTCTGACACTCATTGATGACTCTTCGGAAATCGGGAAAGAACTTCTTGACAAGTTCCGCGAGAACCTTTGAGGATGCCTTGATACTTTCCTTCTTGAGAATGAACTTCATTCTTTCAAAGAAGAGTTTAGCAATCTCCACCTTTTCACTCTTCGGAATGGAGAAGTCATAGACACCACAACGAGAGTGAATTGGTTTGATGATTTTGTTCAGATGATTGCAAGTGAAGATGAATCTACAATTACTTGAAAACTCTTCAATTGCACCACGAAGTGCCGGTTGAAGACTCGCAGGATTCATGTAATCAGCTTCGTCCAGTATCACAACTTTTGGTTTGTCGTTCAACGAGACGGTGCTTGCATAGTTGCGAATCTTCGTTCGCAGTGTATCAATACCACTGTCTTCAGATGCATTGACAAAGAGATAATCCAAACCGATTTGGTCACAGATGGCTCTTGCGACTGTGGTCTTGCCGCAACCTGCACCACCATGAAAAATCATGTTTTGAATATCTCCCTTTGCCAAACTTTCCTCCAGCTGTTTCTTCAAGTTGGAGGAAAGAATACAATCATTCAGATTTTTCGGACGATACTTTTCAACCCATAACGAATCTCTCATTCATTCACCTTCCTACATTTTCTACAAGGGATTGCAGAACATCAACCTTTTCAACAGAGTTGATTCTGAACGACTTCCAGTGTAACTCATCCAAGTCCCACACTGCAAGCACATTATCACTGACATAGTGCCTCTTTGTGTTGTTGGACTTCTCTTTTCGTTCACTCCCACCTGGAACATAATCTGGGTGGAGAGTGCAACGAAGAACCCTTAAACTCCCATCAACTTTCATGAAGCGAACATTGCAAATTCCTTCACGAAGAGATTTTAGAATTTCCTTCTTACTAATCATCATTCACCATCCTTAATGTAACTATCTGAAACCAGAGTGATCCAATACTTGATGTCTCTTGTTGCTCCACTGAACTCACTCACGTTCTTCTTGGAAACTCTGACTGTGTAATCATCGGGAAGCAACTTGATGTTTTCAGTCTTGAAAACAAGGAAGAATTCCTTTCCTGTTTCATTCGGCCCCAGAGTGATGGAGTAATCGTTACTTGAACTCGCGTTGGAGGAATCAAAGACACGAAGAACGATTTCTCCATCCTCTGATTGAACTGAAATATTTGGAAGTTGAAGTGTGGATGCAGCCTTCATGAGATCGCTGTAGTGTTCGGCCTTGAAGTCAAATTCCACACTGACGTTTGGCATCTTCACATCCTTGTCAGCCTTGTGTAGAAGAGACGGAGCCGAATAGCGATAGGTGATTTTTGCATTCTTGGATCGAGATGAAATCACAACCATCTTCTCTTGGAAATCGAAATGGGGATCCTTGAAGAGAGAAACCGTTGACAGGAATTGACTCAAATCATAGATTCCAAATTCAACTGGAAAGTCTTCTTCCACGACTGCTTCTGCCATCACGTTCATGGTCGGAGCGAGGGAACGAATCGTGTTTCCAGGCTTCACATAAAGATTTGAGCAGATGGACGAATAGTTTTTCAGGATGTTTAGAGTTTCAGACGAAATTTGCATTATGTTCCTCCATAGTAAAAAGAAAGCCACTCCGGGGACTCGAACCCCGAACTTACGGTTTACAAAACCGTTACTCTACCGATTGAGTTAGAGTGGCGGGATTCATGTCAGAAGTATACACTGGTTTGAGAGAAAATCAAGTGAAAACCTTTCACAAAAAAGAAAAGGGAGCAAGTTTCCCCACTCCCTTTCTTGTTTCCCATTTTTCCGAGAGGCGGAAACGGTTCTCCTCTTGCCTGAAGTTTGTCAGGCTGCAACTGCGTATGATTTGGCAGTCTTTTTTGCAACGCTTTTACCGAGCATCGTTGCCAACCTCGGATATCTCCGACATACCCGCTTCCCCAATCGAAACTGTTTCAGGCCCGTGATTTTTTCGAATGGACCTGACGGTTTCGCAACCGTGTCTTGTAGAATTAAGGTAAGCCATCAACGACATCATTTACTTGATTGGAATCTTCTTGCTCTTCTTGCTCTCTGGAACTTCCATTCGCAAGTTGATCGTGAGAATTCCATTTTCCATTTCTGCACCATCCACCACTACATGCTCTGCGAGAGTCCATGTGCGAGAGAAGGAGCGTTCAGCGATTCCGCGATGAAGATACTTCACTCCATCGGGATCCTTCTTTTCCTTTTCCACACTCTGGACAATGAGGAATTCGTTGTCATTCTGAATTTCAATATCGTCCTTACTGAATCCAGCAAGAGCAATCTGAATAGAATACTTGTCTTCCCCGTTCTCTAGAATGTTGTATGGTGGATACTTTCCAGCAGCGGAAGTCGAGAACTCAATCGCGTCCCTCCACTTGTCCAAGATTCGGTCAAACCCAATCGTGGATGACTTTGGTGGAAAATCCCAAAGCCCATTTTTCGTGTTCAACTTGAAAATTTCTTCAGTCATATTTTGCCTCCTTTTAAAGCAAGACTCTTTTTTGGATCCCCGAAGGCGATCCGTTCATGTGTTATTTATACCAGAAAATTGTTGGGTGTCAAGAGAAATATTTACATTCTAGTGAAGTCAAAGATGACTCCAGCTTTGCTTTTCCCGACAGACAAGTCTTTGTATGTTATTATCATTTTAGTGTTTTTGAATTCCGATCTTGCCCAATGTTCAAACTTCTTTGCTTCTTGTGCATCAGTGTAATAAGCAATCATCTTTGCCCATCCTAATATGTTCACTCTACGAAGAGATTTGTTGAATCCTGAAGTTCTTATTATCTTTTCAAATCTAGATTTCAAATTCTGAAGATTTT